GGGTGGGGGGTTCTTTTCGAGAGGACCCCCCTCCCCACATCATTTTCTTTTTATTTTATGTTATATTTTGTTTTATTTTCTTATATTTGCCCGTTATATTGAGTTCACAAATTTCATCAATTGCTCGCTCGCGCTCTGCAAGGTTATCCTCTTCAGTCAGTTCTTCTGAAGTCCTTGCAACCCGTGCCAGGTAGGCGCAGGTATGGTACCCGCTAGTGGTGTCCCATGTGTACCAGTCCATGAACTCGTCGAACGGGTCATAGGGGTTGTCTGTAGTGGTTAGTGCGACGTCATAGGTGATCATGGTTCTAGCTCAACGCTTCCTGTACGGCAGTGGTGGATGCGCCCAGTGCGGACGCAATGTCTGCTTGACTGTAGCCGTTGGCGGCCATGGCCTTGGCCCTTGCACGCTTGGCGGCACTGAGCCCGCGTTGGGTGCGTGGTTGGGCCAGCTGTCGTACACGATCCATGTTTGCGTAGTTCATAAGATCCTCAAGCATGCTGTGGCTAATGGCTCCTGCCTGCACGGCTTGCCACTCACGGTCAGTGAACGTTACTTCAGTCTCGCTCTTGCTTGCCTTGAAGCGGGCCCGGGCCATGGCGAGGGCCTGGTTCTTTAGGCGTTTAATTTCGTCTTTATCCATGTCGGGATTAGACTCTCGCTTTGCCTTCACAACCGAATTAGCGTACAGTTGGGCCTGGCGTTCACGGGGGGCGTTTGCTTGGGCCCGGGCGAGTTTGGATTTGAGACTGTTTACTTCGGAGGCGTATGCTTTCCGAGCGGTGGGGGACCATTTGGCATTTGGCGTGCGGATCATCTCGAGCCGCGCTTTGTTAGCCAAGGCCTTCATGTTATTGGCGTAAGACGCATACACTCTTTCAATGGGGGCGGACTGAGAAGATACCAGTCTGTTAGCGTCTTTAACCGTCATCATGCCGGGGCGTTTAGACAAAGCGGGCGTATCAACCCAGCTTACTTCTCCAGTAGCCTTATCTATAACCTTCTTCTTGTAAGTCTCTCCAGTCTTTTCCCAGACAAGTTCGCCCGTCTGTTTGTTAATAGGGCCGCCTCTTGCCGCCTTGCGCAGCGCGACATGCGGGCCACGAACATCGGCAGTAGATCGGGAGATAATGGTGCCGGCACCGCCTTCAGGTTGGTACTTCTTCTTCAAGGCAGCTATGCCATTATCAATGTATGACTGCTTATAATTAAGACGGTGCTTGTGCGCGTCGATAACGGTCATACTATGGCGAACGGCACGGGCTATCTCATCGGGGCTGGCGCCTTTGATAGTCATGTCAGTAATAAGATTGCTAATGCGTCCCATCTGGTTTCCGGTGTCGCCCTTAGACATGACCTTCATGCCGGGATACTCGGGGTATGCGCGCTTAGGGTCGAAGTTCTTAAGACCTTTCAATGCCGGAGCCGTACGAATCTTACCACTATTATTGGGCATGACCACGGCAGTATCACCATCAAAATCGGCGCCCGACAATCGCTCGGCTACCGAGGGATGAATACCGACTGCGTCCTTCGACATAATCCCGATGAGCTTACGACCGAGCTGGTACTTATTGTTCACCCTCAGGGTCGGGATCTCAAAGATGCCGCCATGCGGGTAGCGAACCAAACTGACAGTTTCGCCGTGCTTGAAGTTTGGAGCATAGATTTCATCGGGTTTGATTTTTGGTAGGGGCAAAAGTACTTGGGTGGCTTGACGAGGAAGTCGGGCGGCTTTGAGATGCGTCGCGGCAGCATCCGCCCCATCAGCAAAAGACTGAAGAAGCTTCTTGCGTACGGCGGGGTTTGTCAAAGAGAGGATCTCTTCGAGCTCGGCCTTACGGTTTGCCTCGGCGATTCCCAACTGTTTCTTTGCGAGAGCCGGACTCTGCTTTGACAGGAACTGCGAAGCCAAGTTGCGGCTCCATTGTCCCCATTGTCCCTCTTCGTTAACGATATTATGATAGCTCTGTTGTCGCTTACCACTTTTGTCGAGGTAATAATGGGGATGGGTTGTTGCACCAAACGGATTATCCGGATCGTCTTTTAGCTCTTTAAGGGCCTCGAGCTTATTTGCTTTCCGATTCTTGTTCGTATTGAACCGAAGGTCAATGCCCGGGGGCATATCATCAGCGTACATAGCCATACCCTTGAGGTAATGCTTATCGCCAACCTTAATCCTGACCTGTGCGTAGTTGGATGCCCCCAGAGACAGCTCAGGAACGCCCCTACGGACTTCTATGACACCATCACGGTCGGTGCCGCCCTCTTCTGCCCAGCGGACCGAGAGGCGCTTAGGATCGAACCCGCGGGGTTTGGCACCCATTCCCAAAAACGTATGACCGCCGTCATACGATACGGGATAGACGCTTCCAATCTTCTCTGGATGCGCAGCCAAGTCTTTGTATTTCATTCCGGGCGGACAAAGACACTTGATCGACGTCTCTTTACCGGTACCGAGCTGCTGCGTCTTGACGTAGTAGACCTCCCAGCCCTGCTCTTTGAGCGACTTGACGGCGGTGTTGAGGCGGTCACGAGAAATACCCATATGCGCTTCAGCACCAAGTCCGACATCGACTGGGCCTTTTGTGTCGACGAGCTCTTTAAGAGTCTTCTCGGTGTTTTTGAGTACGGCGGACTTGGACTTCTCGCTAGGGTTGAGAAGAGCTTTAACCTTAGTCTCAGACACCCCCATCTCTTTGGCGATGGTGCGGATAGACTGGCCAGCGTCACGCGAACGAACAGCACGCGCCGCTAGATCAGCGTTATGGGCTTCATGAGCGATGGTTTTGTATGTGCGGAGATCGGCGACAGAGAGCCCCATAATCGTAGCGATCTCTTTTTCACTCATTCCAGCTTTGCGCATTTCCTTGTTTGCTTCAAGGAAGTGTCCTTCGGACTGAAATGGCTCTTTGCCAGACCCCCACGGGTAACGGCCGGAATGCCGCTTGGTACCGTAGTGGTATAGTTCACTCATAAACGCTTCTCAGCCTTTCCAAGTGGGCACTATGTTCTTCGGTGACACCCATAATTCTAAGAATCTCTTCCGGGTCGGGGTGTTCGATTATGATATCATCATTTTGATAAATGCGAAGCTCGCAGTTAATCTTTGCCGGGTGCTGCCTGTATTCTAGGCAGAAGAATGCTGCATAAATGCGAAGCTGCCGCATATTTGCCGGGTGTATACCGGTCTTTAGGTCATGAACGCGCAGCAGATTATCTCGGAAGCAGATAGCGTCGGCGGTGCCGAAAGCTACCGGCGAGTACGCTAGTACTACTTCGGGCTGCATGCGGAAACCGATGGCATCATTGACATACATGTTGAGTGTTTTTTGAGAGCGGGGCAGCTTCACCTTCATATCAATCAATTTGGCGGCAAGCTCATGCAGCTCAGTACCCTTCAGAACGGCCTGGCGGCTTGCGTACGTCGCTTCCAGCTTCTCCGAGTCATAATCAATCCATGTACCTTTTGAGGCGCTCAGAAAGGCGTGTGCGCCCTCAAGATCGGAATGCCTGTTGAAGAGCATTCAGTATTTCCTTCTTGTTTCCAGGATGGATAAACGCCGCAAACGACCACTTATCCAACATGTTTACATAGTAATCTTGATTTGGTCGATGCGAAGACCGGGGCGCCCTCTTTACTTCGAGGGCGGCCCAACGATCTTGCCAAAGGACCAACCGATCAGGAATCCCCTGAATCGCTCCAGCGTCCAGCTTCAAATACAAACAGCCCGGGAACATGCGCTGGAGATCTTTCTTTAGACCCCGCTCAAAGTCCTTTTCGAGCATTACACTCCAAGGTGAATACAAATATTCTTGATAGCGGTTTCGATGGCCGCAACTCGTTCGTCGAGAGCCTTGAGTCGGTTCGGAACATCAACACCAGCACTCCACAGAAGATTCTGCGCGGTGCCGGCTTCCCCCATATGCGAACTCCATACAGAGACCGCCGCAGCTTCACCATTGGCATTGTGGTCAGACGCCTGGCGCAGGAGCTGCGCTGCGGTTCCAGCAGAACCCATGGTAGAGTTCCAAACGTCAGTGCCTGTGTAGTTCGCGATGAGCTTCATCTCATCTCTTGTGACTGCCAAAGTTGCCTCCAGTATTTCGAGGGCCTGCTTTGCGGTCAACCACCGAGAGGGGTTGAGATCGGCGTAGCGGTCCCTAGCATTATTCACGAGGCCATTCCGGCCATTCTTTACGGCGACGGTCTGATACGCCGAATGGCTATCGGCGCCATCAGAATCAATCGTTGCATGGATGTGGGGTTCCATGCCGTCAAGGCTGTTCCGCTCCCAGCTAGCTCCTGCACCCCAGGCTCGAAGGTGCTGAATCATTCTTCTAATCTGCGAATTCGTGAGATGCCAGATCTGGAAGTCTACACACCACCCACCGGCGTGGACTCCAGCAGACGCCTTCGCAAAACCATAAGCCTGGACCACAACGACGGGGATGTCGGGGTTATCAGACTTGAAGCGGGAGAGCCAGGCGAGATACCAAGGCGCAGCGGTGCTAGCTTCGAGCTTGGCGTCATCACCTCGGTAGTTCGTTCCGATAGAACGAAGGGCCATGTTCCTCCTTTCGTAAAAAGAGAGGACCTGAATCGATGGGGAGTCGATTCAGATGAGAACGTGGTTCTCTCCCCTCATTATATCGTCTGAAAAAAAGTCGCACTTCATGGTCGCGAAGCAGGGTCTGCGAATCCTGAGAGAATCCTGAGAAAAACGGGGTTTTCCTGAGAAAGATTCTCATGTACCCAGTTTTGAAAAATTTTGGGGTCAAACTCTCTATATATTTTTTTTTTTTTTTTTTTTTTTTTTTTTTAGGTTAATGAGTAAAAAAACTGGGTTTTTGGGTACCGGGGCTGTCTCTTATCAAAATCTCCGAGCCAACAACACAAAAGGCAACCTCGTATGCCATCTTCTGTTTGAAAAAAAAAAAAAAAAAAAAAAAAAAA